GTCTTCCAGCGTCCCGGCTCTGCGGAAGACCCGGCAGACAGTCTGCGGAACTTGTCTGCCCACTGTGAAAGTGTCATTTCTGGTGGCGGTTGCAGCACTTTGAAAATCCGTGTGAACATATCAACTGTGTTTTTCTTCATTGTCTACACCGTACCCAAACACTGTCTGGAAGTCTGAAAGTTCTTCCAATACTTCATCAATGGCGCTTTTCAGCAGCTTAAATATTTCTGTCTGGTCCTTTTTCTTTGATAGAATGGGGCTTAACTTTGCAGGTATAGCCATAAGCCTTGTTTTGAACCTAACAAGTGTGTCTGTCATTACCTGTTCCACGTCCTCTGTGGTGTGTACCTCATTTCTGCGCAGTTGCAATTCCAGTTCTTGTGCTTCTCTTTTTGCTCTGACCAGCTTTGCACGTTCTGCGTTGTAATCTATTGCGCTTTCACTTTCCGGGTTGTTTTTGCGCAAATAATTTATGTACTGGTGGTTTACGGTCTTCAAGTCGTACAGCCCCGGTCTGATTTCCGTTATAACCTTTTCGTCACGCAGCTGGCGCACTCTGCGTTCTGAAATATCCAGCCAAGCGGCAACCGCCTTTGAAGTGTACGCTTTCAAAAACCGCACCCCCTTTCTTTTGTGTCCGAATTGGTCACATTTTTTCTTTTTTTAGCCCCTACCCCTTTATTTTTTACCGGGTCGGAAGCGGAAATGAAATTTTCAAAATTATATCTGGGCAGGTTTTGGGCGTCGCCGTACCCGCAGTGCTTCCAGACCGCCGGAAGAACCTATTAAACGTCGTCCACAACGTCTGTGATTTCGTCACTGTCGGCGCTTCCGTCCGGGTCAATCTCAAATTCACCCGTTAGCTTCTGTTTGTTAAGTTCAAGTTGCTTTTCGGCAAGCGTCAAGCGTCTGTCCTCTAACTCATACGCCTTGATACTGTCCAGCTGCTTGATGATACGCCCATGCAGCTTGTTTAGTTCGGCTTCCACTTTCATTGCCCGTTCAAACGGGCTTGACTTAATGACAGACTTCATGGCTGTTTTATATGTTTCTGTCTTGCTTCCCTCTGGGTCTGCGCACTGCTGGTGTTCCATGCCGCAGTCCTCTTCCTGCTGTCTTTCCTCCATGCTCTTTGGTACAATCATGTGTACTATTTTATCTGTGTAAAAGCCGCCTGCTTCTGGGCTTTCATACTCTTTCAATAGACTTTCCAGATAGGCTTTGCGCAGATACAGCGCTTGCAATTCCTCCATCATTTGTGACATTGCGGACGGTGTGCCCATGTTCTGTATGGCTGCCGCCTGCTCCGGGTCTATGTCTTCATATCCCGCCTGCGCAAATGCCCCATGTGTTACGGCGTTTTTATTGCCTTTTTTTGCTGTGGTTTTTCCGGCAGCATTTTTGTTGCCTTTTTGACCCCCTCTTTTTTTTGGCTTGTTTTTCAGCGCTTCGTCCCAGCTGTCTTCTGACTTCCATTTTCTTATCCGCACTTCTGGCACCCCTGCCAGCTTCGCCAGTTCCGCTGTTTCAATCTTGCCGTCTGCGTCCAGATAGCGTTGCATTGACTTGTCCCGTTCCGGGTTCCGTGGTCTTCCCATCTTCTCACCTCTTTTCGTTCGTTTTCATTCTTTCCAACTCTTCCAGTTTACGGAAGTATAAAAAATTATGGGCTTTGTAAATTCAAAAAATCACCAAAGCCCACTATTGCCAACGTGCAAATATAACGGCTTAAAGCCTGCTTCACTGGCTTAAATTATACCAGTAAAACGCAGGCAATGGCGGGCAATGATTGCTTATGCAATCCTCTGAAATTGTGAAATAATCTGGTTCTTTTCAAACCTCTGCGAAAGTGTTTCAAGTGCTGTATCTCTGATATTCTTACACTGTCTTTCACTGTATGAATTGCGTACCGCTACTTGTTCCCATTTGAGGTTGTGCATGTAAAAATCAAAAATAATGCGCTTTTCTTTCAGTTTCAGCCTTGAAACTTCCTGCAAAATCTGCGCCTTTAAGGCTTGCAACTGCTGCACCTTTGCTTCATATTCTCTGATTTCGCCGCTGACATAATCTGGAATATTAAGCGCCATATTTTCTGTTTGTCGTGATATATTATTTTTTCCTTTTGGTAGACCGTCGCATTGTATAGCGCCAATGGGATTGTAGTATTGGTCCGTTAAGTCACTTATAATCTTTCTGTATATACTCACCTCCCCGTCTATGTCTTTGTAATATTCCAGCAATTCAATAACCCTGCCTTTTTCCATTGCCTGCGCCATTTGCTTTTCCTCCATTCTTTGTTTTTGCCAGTCTTTCCCGGCTTCTATCCGTCTTGCACGTCAACTGCGTTTTCTCCTGCTGCCTGCTGCCGTTCTTTCTCTTCGTACCCCATGCACTTTATGTATCTTTCCGGTTTTCCGCAGCTTTCATAATATTTGCAGTCTACGCAAACATTTTCTTTCATTTGCGCTTCCTCCGTGATATGTAGCCTGCGCACTCCAGTTCCCCTCTCAATAGCCGCATTGAACATGAACCGCCGCACTCATAGGCTTTTGAAATGTGCTTTGCGCATTTTGTATTTGCGCACTGGTTTCGGCAAAACACGGGCATATTGTCTGTATTAAGCATTATTATTGGTCTTTCCATCTGCTGCACCTCCGTTTCTTCTCACAAACTGAAAGCACCACGCTTCATCACGTATGGTTTTTATTGTTCCGTCTTCGTCAATGTATACTGCGTCAATAAACTTCGGCTTTGGTGGTTTCCCCTCTTCTAACGGTCCTGCAAAATCAATCATAATTTGCAATACGTTGTATACTCTTTCGTTGATAATCATTCTATAATCTGTCATGTTTATTGGCATTTTCCGCACCTCCTATGCTGTTTCATGCAAAATTATCTTTCTGAACATACTTTCAAATATCGGAACTGCAATGCTGTTTCCAGCCTGCTTGTATAACGCCATTCTGTATCTTCCAGAACGCTTCTGGACTGCTTTTGCCCTTTCATAGTCCTTGTCTGTATATCCTTGCAGGCGCCAGCACTCCCGTTCTGTTAAATATCTATAACGCCCGTTTCCGCAGTCAATCACCTGTGCTGGTGTTCTGTCCTGTCTGGTCGTGATTGTGTATGCAAAATCTTTTATTACTGTTGCTCTTCTTATGCCTTTTTCTCCAATCACACTGTACACACTCGGTTGCGTCACGTCATACACTGGCGGCACTTCGTCGTTGTTCAGAAGAAATTCTGATATGTCTTTCATTGGCGTTCTGATTAAGTCTGAAAAGTCGAACTTTTCACCATTCAGCACCGATACCGTGAAAACCCTTTCCCGTGCCTGTGGCAATCCAAAGTCCCTTGCGTCTAATATTTGATAATTGCTTGTATATCCCAGCTTTTCCATTTCTGCTATGTATTGTTCAAAGTTCTTCTTGTTGTAGCCGTTTAATACATTTTTTACGTTTTCCCAGATAACATATTTTGGCTTCCATTCGCCCATATTTTGAATAATGTGTATTGTTTCCCACATCAGACTTGACCGGGTGCCGCTTCCTTTGTCTGCCCCTTTTCCTCTGTTTATCCTCCCTGCTTCCGCAGTTGCTTTTCCTTGATGTCCCGCAATGCTCATATCTTGACACGGGCTGCCATGTATCAGAATATCTGGTTTGAGGTTCCAGCCCACCACTGATTGTGTTTTGTACTCTAATTCTTCCGCAAACATTGCATTGTATGACCTTACGGCGTTTTCGTCTATTTCCACATAGTCAATGGCTTTTGTTGGAATGTTCAAATTTCGCAAAGCACATCTGGGGGAACCAATTCCCCCAAATAGTTCTAAAATCTGTACCATGTCTACGCCTCCTGCAACGCTATTACACAATAGCCCTCTTCAAGTGCGCTGCTGGTCGTGTCGTCGTCCATGCAGATAATTTTCATATCTGCCGTGTTCCCTGTTGCTCTGCCCTCTGCAAACTCAATCAGCTTCACTGTGTCGCCCTCTCTGTAACCGTCATTTTTCAAAATCATGTATGGTCTTGTATGGTCGATTGCAACGGCTTTCATTTTGTCCGGTGATACTCTGATTGTTTTTTCTTTTCTTTCATCAGACGGCAAATGCTGCATTTTCTCTTCCTGCTGCATTTCACGCAGTTTCTTTTGTGTTTCCCGGTCAATAGCTGCCTGCTCTTCGTTGTATCTCTCTTCGTCCGTCTTCTGGGCTTCTCTGCGGTTCTCATAAGCATTGCAGCTGGTCACGGTTGCTGTCTTGTCGTGGCAGTCCTCATAGTGTGTGCAGCTGTAACAAAGTGACGTTATCTGCTCCGGCTGTGGGTCAACATATTCTGACTGCTGCCCGGTTGCGTCCTCTGTGTCCTCTGTGACTTCTTCTGCTTCCTCCGTGGCTGTTTCTTCCTGCCGCTTGTCTGTTTCATTGCCTGCGGTGTTTTCTGCTGTTCCTGTGGCTTCCTGCTTCTCTTCCATCTGGCTAATGTCCATCTGTCCCGGTATCTGCTGCGACGCTTCCCAGTTCTTCTTTAGCTGCTTAATGTCCGATAATGTCAGCACTTCATTTTCCCGGAACACCTCTGCCGCCTGCTTCTGGTAATCTTCCGGCAACCCGGACGCTTCATAAATGACAGATACAACAATTCTGTTTGCCTTAAATTCTGCCATCAGTTCTGGAATGATATTGTTATAAATTGCCTTGTATCTTCCAAGCTGTGCCGGGGACGTTTCTATTATTTCCGCTAACAAATCACGGGTCCTGCCCGGAATGTTCATGCTGCCTTTTAATTCAAGCACCAGTTTTTCTGTTTCCAGCGCTTCTGTCATGCGTTCCCAGTCCGTCTTCTCTCTGAAACGGTTTGCCATAATCAACGCCAATCTGTCTATGATGGCATTTTCTTTCGGCTTGATTAAGATTGGAACCCGTCTGAAACGCTCTTTTCCCTCGTCCACAAGCTGCATGACCGCCAGCCGTCTTCTGTGTCCTGCAATGATACGGCGCTTGCCGTCTTCCTCTTCATCAGTCACCAGAAGTGGTTGCAGCACTCCCAGAAGTTCGATAGACTGTTTTAAGTCCTGCACGTCCTCTACGCTGTAAAAGTTGCCTTTTGACGGTATAAGGTCGTATATATCAGCTGTGCCGCTGACGCCCTCTTGCGGCGTCACGGCTTCTGACTGCTGCCCTTGCTGCATAGGTTCTGCAACCTCTTTGGAACGCTGGTTGAGCAATTCAGTTAAATTAAATTTTTTTCCTGCATTTGCCATTGTCTGACCTCCTAACTGTTGTCATGGGCAAACATTGCAGCCATTGCGCATTTTAATTTGTCCCATTCTTCTTGCTTTCCTACTCTAAAAAACTTTATTTCTGGACTGTTTGGGTTGTATTCTCTGCTTATGCACATTCCCAGTCCCTTTTCTTTTCTTATCCACAAAATGCGCAATGCCGTTCCCATTTCGTGAAAACTTTCTTTATATGCTTGTCTGCTTTCTATTCCCTCTATGCAATATGTGAAAAAGTCCTGCCAGCTTTCCGGCGTCATTTCTTCCATATCCTCTGGGAATGAATTGTACTCTGAAAATTTCATTTTTCTTTTCCTCCTAACGTGTCCGAATTGGTCACATTCTCAACCACTCTTCCACCAGTGCTTTATAGTCAGCACTTGCGCCGCAGCGTGGGGAATACAAAATGATTGGCAATCTTTCAAATGTACTGGGCTTCATTTTTGGTGTCTTTCTGATATGTGTATCAAAAACCGGATATTCAAGCGTCTTCAAGAACTCTTCGCCCTGCGTGTCTGCTTCATTGGTTCTGTCGTACTGTGTGACAAAGCAGCCGCAGAAGCGCAACTGTGGGTTCAAATCCTCACGGGTGTTGTCAATCTGTTCTTTCAGTTCTGCCAGCCCGTCTATTGCAAAATCATCAATGGTGATAGGCACCATCACATCATCAGAAGCCACCAGCGCATTTATGGTTGAAATGTTAATGTCTGGGGCGTTGTCAATAATGCAGTAGTCATATTCATTCTGCAAGCCGTCAAGAAACTTCTTGAAGCGTGTCTGCTGTGGTCTGGACTGGTCCAGCATGACTTCCAGATTGGCTGTAAGCAAATTCATGTTTGCTGTGATAATGTCCAACCCCTCAAAGTCCGTGTGCTGGATAACCTCTGCCGGGTCAATGCCCCGCTGTGTCATTACTTCTGCCGTTCCCTTGTGGTCATAGCTGTGGCGGTTCATAATCTTGCTTGCGTTGCCCTGCTTGTCGTTGTCAATCAGCAGGACTTTGAAGCCTTTTACTGCTGCCAGAATATGCGCCATGTTTACGCTGGAAATGGTCTTTGCCACTCCCCCCTTAAGATTGATAATTGATAATACTTTCATGTGGTATTCCTCCTTGTATCTGGTATGAATTTATAGTTGCTTTCCCAGTAATGCACGGGGCA